AATTTTGTTTTTATAATTTTTAAAATTGTTTACGGTAATCAAAATATTCGTTTTGTGTATTTTTTGAAATGTAATTTTTGTCTTTAAAATACTTTAAATAACTCTTAGAAAAATTAATACCTCTATTCTCAATTTTTGATATTTCAGTTATTAAATTTTCGTACTTAAAATATTTTTCTTTTTCAAAAATAATATTTAAAATATTGTTATGTTCTTGGTCCGTATAATTGCTAAAATGCTTAATTTTAGGCTCATTTACGGGCAAAGAATTAATTTGTATAAACTTGTTGTCATCAATTGAATATTGTATTTCTATGGGCTTAAAACCGCCTGAGGATCGTAAAAATTTAGGCTCTAAAATAAATGATCCGTTTTCCTCTTTTTTGACCGATAAAGTACTTTGCGCCCAGCGATCAGTATTACTCCCCAAGTGGCCCAAAGTTTTGCCTTCATTTTTACCAGTATGCAAAATTCCAATTAACAATAAATTGTTTACAGTTGTAAGTTCTTTAATCCAATTAACAACTTTACGACATTCAATTTCATCGTTATAATTCATAACAATATCTAATAAACCATCTAAAATAATAATACTACATTCAGGCGTATTTTCAATGTACGCCTGAATCATTAATTTTATTGTTTCAGGGCTTTCTTTTCGTAAACAAAAACTGTCAAAAAATGTGGGTAACTCGTTAATATCTGCTACATCTTTAATCCTTGACATGTGCTTATAAAAGTCAAATTCGCTGCTTTCAGTATCAATATATAAAATTTTATTGCGACCTGGTAACGTTTGAAGCTTCATCCCAAAAATGTCATATACTCCAAAGCTAGACGCAACTATTGACGTGGTAAAAGTACTTTTACCGCTTTTTGGTAATCCAAAAGGGACTAAGGGCCTATAAATTAATATAGGCCCTTAGCCCCCGCTTATAATAATATAGTTTTGTATTGAACCAATATTTTGCCCCTGAATAGATAATAAAATTTGTTCCTTTGGTGGCTCATATCCGCGCTTGTAAGCGTTTTTTTGTAGTTCAAGGTATAAAGGGTTAGTTATCATTAAAAGTTTATTAAACTGTCAGCTAATAAAGCAAAAATGATTAGTATAATAAATAGTATTAAATCTCTTTTCATAAATTTTTTTTTAAGGATTATTTAATTAAATACTCAATCCAGGCCTTTGCACTTTTTAAAGTTTTATATTCCTGGTTAAAAGGATAAATTACAAAAATTTTTGTTTTTGGGTTATAAACAATTGTATAACCCTTGTAGGCAGTATATTCCATTATTTTAAATTTTAAAGTAAAAAAATAGGCCTAATTAGGCCATTCAGTAATTTTAACGTCTAAAATGTCACATCCAGCAGTCTGCAAAAATGTAACAATATTGTTACTTTCAACAAAAGCGGCGGTAAAAAATAGGGAATTTAATTCAATTGTATATGAATACAATGTACGATTGTCATCGTTTCCAAAAAAGAAACGAAATGTTGCTTTGATCATGTAAATTAAGTTTTAAGATTATAGATTAACAAAGATTATATAATTATTTTGATATAACCTAATTTTTAACAAAAAAAAATCGGAGTATAGAAATACCCCGATTAAATCTATGAAAATCCTTAATTTACAAAATCAGCTCAAAAATAACTTTTTTTCTGCATTCCGCCTACTAATTAATCCCTTTACTTTTACTCCATTATCAAAAACCCATCTATCAAACTGGTCGGCTACTATCTTTTTATCTGCACCGCTATTTAATAACCTGAGTAAGCTTGAAGCTTTAAAGGCCCCTAAACCGACATTATAAGTAAAAGAAATAAGGGCGTTTAATTCGTTGTTATTTAATGGTACTTTAACCAAATTTTTAATTTCAACCGCGTCTTTACTAGTTGTAATTTCTAGCCATTTTTGGGCCTGCTCTGCCGTAATAATATCGCCTTGCTGGACTTTTCTTTGCTTATCAAAATCATAAGTTGATCCGTACCCAATTGTCCAAACGCCGCCGCTATCCTGGTAAGCGTTAAGATATAACCCCCCTTCAGCTTTTTTTATAAATGATAAAGCTTTACTTAATCCTGATCCCTTAGTAATTGCAGTAATTCCCAAAATTCCTAGTATTATTAAGATTATTTTATTTTGCTGCGTCATTTAACCTCTTTGAGTGATCCTTTGCGGCCCATCCTAGCAATAATAAACCAATGGCCCTAATTAGGCCCTGTATTCCAGTACTTACGGGTATAACTTCAGAACTTGCAGCTAGTACCCCCCCCAGTGTTGTTTTCCAGTTATTCATTTTTCTTTATTTAAGTAATCCAATTTAGTTTCGATCCTGGCTAATTTGTCTATAATATCGATACGATCTGATTTTATTTCTTTCATGTCGACCTCTATTTCTAATAATTTTTTTTTTGTAGTTCCGTAAAAACTACCAATAAAAATAATTGTGCCAACAAATGATCCTATATAAAATAAATTTTCCAAATTAGTCTGCATATTAAATTAATATAACTCCAATTTGTTGCGCCGTCCAATTATATATAAATTCGTTACCGTCTGGGCTTGTATTAAAACTTTCATAATCATTACCTTCTAAAGTTAAATTGCCACTTTGTAAGCTTGTATTTGTTTCAGTTAATAACTGATAATATATTGTAACGCTAGTGCTAAAATTATCTGATCCAACACAATTTAAAATTGTTGCCGTTCCTAAATTAAGCGGAAAAATTACTGGTTGTATTTGCTTCATAATTATTTATTTTCTAAATATTCAATTCTTGATAATAAAAGTTCAATTCGTTCGTTTAATTCTTGTATTGCTTTTATATAAATACCATCAAATTGATTGTAATTAATACCCATTAAGCCCGTAGAAGGCGTTGTAAAAACCGCCTCTGGAATTACTTTTGCAACATCTTGCGCAATATTACCAATTTGTAAACCTTCGCCATAATTTTTATATTCATCAATGTATTCAAAAGAAATAGGATTAAGCTGCATAATAGCGTTTAAACCATATTTTAAAGGCTCAATATTTTCTTTTACTAATATATCAGAAACGGGAGCCGATAAATTACCGCTTGCATCAGCCAAAACCGCTCTTGATCCCGTACCAGCTAAATTAACTAATGTTACTACGCCAGCGTTATTAATATATAATTTTGCAAAATTATTGGTACCTAATATTAAATTATTTGCATCACCAATAATATATTGGTTAGAACTAGAATTCCAACATACAACATTACCATATGGCAAAGTTAAATCGCCAGTAATTTTTGCACTTCCCGTAACTTGTAATTTATTAACTGTATCATCAACATTACTACCTAATAAAACTTTCCCGCCAGTTGATAAATACAATTGATTTGCATTGCCATAACTATTTAATGACAATGGAATATTACTATCAGAGTAATTTGTAGCAATATTTGCCAAAGTACTTGTAATACTAACTTGTAAATATTTTAATCCAGCAGGATCAACCATTTGAAAATTGCCAGAATTTAAAAGATTATTTGCATTACTTCCAAAAGTTATAGTAGTACCATTTAAAGTACCCGTCATAGTTCCACCAGCTAAGGGCAAATAAGCAGCTAAATTAGAAGTTAACGCCAAAGTACCCGTTGCGTCAGGATAAGTATAAGTTCTTGCACCCGTTAAACCAATAAAATTAAAATATGGATTATTTGTATTAGTACCTATTTGAAAAAAGAAACCGCCAGCGTCGCAACCTATACCGTTAAAACCAGCAATACCAGCAAAACCAGCCGCTTGCTGAATTTTAATACTTGCTAAAAAAGATACTGAATTACTAGCTGAACTAATTGTAATTGCATTTGTAGCTAAACCAACATTTAAAACGTCAAAAGTATCTGTTGAAGAATTACCAATGCGCCATATTGCAGTAGAATTTTTTGCAAAAGCAATTAAAGATTGATTGCCAGCCGTGTTATTTAAAGCAATTAATGCAGTAGTTCCGGTACCGTGAACGTCTAAATTATTTGAAGGCGTATTTGTATTAATTCCCAATCTATTATTTGTATCATCAAAAAATAAATTAGTATTGTCTTGAGTAATTAACCCAGCGGCACCAATAAATGGAACCGATCCCTGTGTTAAACTTGTAATTGTTGCGCTATTTGTACTTACTCCGCCCGCCGTTACTGATATACCAACGTTAGACGTATTGCCGTTTGTGGTAACCTGTTGCAAAGTTCCCGCGCCGCTACTTACGTTGGCTATTAATACCCAAGCCGTTCCCGTATCTTCATAAATTGCCGCCGTATCATTTGATATAAATAATCTTCCAGCAAATCCAAATGCAGGTCTATTTGCAAAAGTATCTGTATAAATTGCTGGACTACCTTTTTGATTAAGTACGTTGACATTATATGAAAATCCCATATATTAAAATATTTTTTTAACTACCACTAAATTATTTTGGCCCCCGCCTGTAAAATTTATTTGCAAAGTTGCATTTGTATATTCATTTTCATTTCCATCTATTACAAAACTTTGCGAAGGTGCCAGAGTAACGTTTTCAATTATTGCGGTTGAAGTTCCAGAATTTATAAAAATAATACTGTTACAATCCGTTGGAATTGATTGAGCCGTATTATACGCAATAAATACAGGTATATAATTTCTAATCATAATTAACAAGTATAAATTTGTTTTGAAATACTTTTGTTTTTACTTTTAAAGTAAGCTAATTGACTTGGGCTTAAAACTTCGCCTGGTGTTGGCTGAATTTGTTTTTTGTCCCAATATGTTGGCGTTACAATTGCAAATGGTGGTAAATTAATTGGCTTATTTTTAAAACGTAGATCCATAGGATCTAAATTACCGCCTGGTTGGGTATTCTTATATACTTTATACAAAAGAAAAATTATTGCCCCGTATATTAAAACTTCGCTAGTCTTCATTATTTATAATTTTATTATATTATTATCACTTATCCATCCTGTTTTTAAAACATTGTTAGCCATAAAAGAAACTTTAGTATATGGCAAATTAGGATCCTGTTCCAAAATTTTTAATTCAATTTGTTTTCTAAAAGTGTAAACAGGTGTTATTAAATCATATTTATAAACCGTACTTCCATTTCTAGAATAAGGAATTATTTTTGGATTACCTGGTATTGCTTTACTTTTAGGTTTTTTATTTTTTGCTATTGCATAAACGCCTAATAATAATAAAGCTATTGTTATATATATTTTATTTTTTTTCATTATAATCCAGAATTATATACGCCGCCATACGGAATTTGATCCAAAATATTGCTACTTACAACCGTAGGCGCATCATATCCGCGTTGCGCCCATTGCTCTAAAGTTAAACCGTACACTTTGCCGTTTTGCAAAATTTGTTGTTCATTTCCATTATCTGCAAGTACTCTCATTCCTTCAGTCAATCCGCCTGGATAAGTTGGCCTATCAGGTAGCATATCAATTGGAAACTTATTGTCTACTGGTGGCAATATTGGTGACGGTGGCGGGGGCGGCGGTATTATAGCATTTGCTTTTTTCTTTTTAAAGAAAAAAAACGCTGCAATAACTACGGCCCCAATAATTAGTAAGTTTTTATTTTTCATTAAAATCTAAATTTAATTCCTTTACGTTTGTAATTATCGTTAATTAAGTTAATTTTTTCTCTAGATAAATTGCTAGTAATAAATTCAGTTAAACCCATTGGCGAGCCAGTAGGGATCCCGAAAAGATATTCTTGCCTCTTACCAAAAGTTTTAACTAAATAAATTGCGTCAGCGTCATTTTGTATCCTTGATACTTGATATCCCGCTTCCTCTTTGTCATCTGCAACGGCGCTAAATCTTAAAGAATTATAAATTGCATTTGCAATTTGATCAAATTCTGCTTTACTTCGTGACAAATCAATCCCCCTGGCATTTAAATTTTTTTCTATTTCCTCAATGTTTGCAACTTCGCTTTTTTCTTTTTGTATTTCCTCATTTGTTTTAACAATACCTAATTTTTGAAATAACGGTCTAATTACTACTATATAAGCAGCAAGCGCAATACCTACGTTTGTTAATAATTTTTTATTTTCTTCAGTAAGTTTCATATAAATATTATTTCATAAATCCCAAAAGCATTTTATAAGTATTATCGTCAATATTAGCCAAATAATACAAATGGTCACCGTAGTTTGCATCTTTATTACTTAAAATTTCAATTGCTTGTAAAGCTTTTTGTTTTTGTTCGTCAGGAATACCCGCCAAGGCCGTCACAGTTGGCGCCATAGGTCCAGGTGCCGCAAATTTATTAATTATTAATCCCAAAGCACCAATTGCCATTTGTTGAAATTGCTCATTTTCTAAAATACCCGCTAAGCCCTTAGGCTTTTCTTCTTCCTCGAATTCTTCAGCACTTAATTTTGATATAATTAAATTTTGCCCTTCAATCATTTTTTCTAATAAACGGCTAAAATTTTGATCAGGTTGCGTTTGCTGCATTCCCGCCATCATTGGCAAATACCTTTCAGCCTTATTTAATTGAAAAACTATTTGCGTCAAGCTTTCAAGATCTTTGCCCCTAGCAACTTTCTTTTTTTCAATTAATTGTAAAATATAAGGATTGGTATTGTCAACATTTTGCTGAATGGCCCTTAAAGCTTCAGACAATTTTTGCAATCCAATTTCCTTCTCATCTTCATCAAAATAAAAACGGCAATATTCAACCTTCGGACTGGTTCCCGCAAATATTTTGTAATGCGTTGCGGGACTATTTTCGTAATAGTCAAGTACATCTTCTAACCTATGTAATTCGGGCTTAAATACTGCCATTTTTAAATTATTTATAATTTATAGTAAACTCCAAAAGCATATACACAATTGGTTGTACCCGCTGCACTTGCTAATGAAATAAAACTTTTTGTCCAAGATATAACCATATTGTTAATATCAGGCAAACCGTTTAAATATGGATTAGGCGTTGCGGAACTGATAATATTATTAAAAGCCAATAAAGGCGCGTTATATATCAATTGCAAATCGCCACTGTATAATGTTAAAAAGCTTTTTTTGAGATCTGCCTCCGTTACCATTGTACTACCGCTATTTGGCGAAGCACTCAAAACTCCAGGTGTATAACATTGGATATTTTGAATCATGGCATTTGCCAAGTTGGGTAAATTAGGAAAGTAAAACCGGGTGTTTGTACTTCCTGATGGAATAGCAACTTCAACCGCTTCGTATCTATTTAAAATTGGCATTGTTGTAGTTTTAAAATGTAATTAAAAGGCCAGGCGTTTGCACCCACCTGGCAAGGTGGCGATTGGGATCGGCTTTTTTTATTTTACGCTTGTAACGTTTTGGCAAAGAATAGTTCTAAATATTGCAACAATACGGCTATCAGCTTTTACGCTTGAAATAGCAGCAGGTAAAACAATGCTAGCAACAATATTCGCACCACCATTTAAAAGCAAATTTGGTTCAATTGGATAAAAACCGTTATCGGCTGCATCAAATTGATCTACTGGGAATACAGTTTGCGCCGTAATTCCTACTCCGCCCTGGGTTTGTGGTACATAATAACTTCTTAAAATATCATAAGCAGGTAAAACGTTTTGGTTATTTACTTGAATAGATAAAAAACCGTTATATAACGTTAAAGCTGCATCAGCTTGCGCGGAACTAAATTCGCCAGTTGCTGTTGACGGATAAGACAAAACACGGAAAGCCGTATCGGTTGAACTTGACGGGGCTGCTAAACCAACAAATAAACTACTTACAACATGAACGTCTTGAAGATTGACGCGCCTTTCTGTATTAAAAATTGTACTTGAATTATCGGTAACAACAATTGGTAAGCGGTAATTTGTAACGCTTGAAGATATTGCAACTTCTGATCTTACATAAGATTGCGTTAATACTGCTTGACTTACGTCATATCCTTGAGATTGAACGAAAGACCTTGCATTTTCAAAGGTCAAACGGGCTGAAATTTGATTAATCATTTTTTTTAATTTTAATTTTTTTTAAATTTTTTAACTTATTGTATTAACACAAAACCGCTGCGCTCATTGTATCCATTGCATAACTGTTTGGATCCATTCCTGCAACTACTCCGCGAGGATTGTTAGTTGATGGTGCAAGGCCCATGTAACGCCTTGCAATTACTGGCATACCTGCAAGCACTCCAGTTGACTGCACTAAACCTAAACCGCCCACCGCAATCATACCGTTTCCGATTGATTTACCAATGTCAGATTTAATAAATTTAGGTAAGAATAATCCTACTGCAATTGGTGCAACTGAAGCAACATACTTTTTGTATGAATCATCTAATTTTGTACCGTTAATTGTGTTTGCCACAAATCTAGCAGCTACACCGCCAGCAATTGTGAATAAAGCCGAAGTAAGGCCCCCAGCCATATTTACCGCGCCCATTCTTTTTGAACGTCTGCGAGTAA